ATGATGAGAGGAAGCCCCGGAGCTAAGATGGAAGAGTATTAGGATGCACGAGTATTCTGAGAAAGTACAAAGAAATCTCAAAGAGATTTGTAATCACTTTGATAAGGAGGATCGAGAGGTCCGGGAGAGACAAGTTCGCACTTGGAAAAAGTTAAAGTTTTATTGGCAGGGATTTCAGAGACTATGGTGGTCTGAGGAAGCGAGAGATTGGAGAATCTTCGACTCTGAGTTCTACGATGAGTCTAATGAGCAGTCAGCTTACTATGATAAACCGTTAAATATATTTAAGGCTTACCTTGAATCAATTATTGCAGCTATGTCAGTTCAGATTCCAGGAATTAAATGTTTCCCTGATGATGCAGATAGCCCACTTGATAATTTTACTGCAAAGTCAGGGGATAAGATTGCTAAACTGATCTATCGACATAACGATGCAGTTCTTCTTTGGCTTCATGCCCTTTATATCTTCTGCACAGAAGGAATGGTAGCGGCTTATTCTTATACTAAGGAAGATAAAGAATTCGGTACTTATAAGGTGAATAGATATGAAGAAGTGGTTGAGGAAAAGGAAATTCCTTACTGCCCACAGTGTGATAAGGAAATCTTCCAAGCTAATATTGATGAGATGACAGGGGAAGAAATCTGCCCTCATTGTTTTGGCCAAGCTGATATGAAGTCAGTGCCATTTACTTATAATAAAATTGTAGGAGAAACAGATGAGCCGAAGTCTCGTCAGATCATTGAATGCTATGGTGGCCTTTTCGTCAAGGTTCCAAACTACGCTAGATGTCAGAAGGATGCTCCTTATCTAATATTCTCCTATGAGACTCATTATTCTAATGTACTTGCAAGATTTGATCATCTTCGAGGAACTATAGGAGAGAAGGTTAGAGAGTCTGCTAAGAATTATTCAATTTATGACTCATATGATAGATGGGGCCGCCTTTCAACTCAATATCGTGGAGATGATCCTAGAGAAAATGTTACTGTAAGGAATTGTTGGTTGCGGCCGTCTTCTTTTGAAATTATTCGAGAAGATGATGATGTCGATGAATTGAAGGAACTTTTCCCTGATGGGGTTAAGGTAGTTCTGGTTAATGATGAATATGCTACTGCTGAACCTGAGAAACTAGATGATCATTGGACTCTCACTTATAATCCTCTTTCTGACTACATTCATTTCGATCCTCTTGGCCTTTTCCTTGTCTCGGCTCAGGATATTATCAATGACATTGTTTCCTTGGCCTTGCAGACAATTGAACATGGAATTCCTCAGACGTTTGCTGATCCTAAAGTTCTTAACTTTGATCAGTATCGTCAGACAGAAGTTGCGCCGGGTTCTGTATTTCCGGCTAAACCACCTGCGGGTAAATCACTTGATCAGTCTTTCTTTCAAGTTAAGACTGCCAATCTTTCGGGAGAAGTACTACCATTTGCTCAACAGATTCAACAGCTCGCTCAATTAGTTTCTGGTGCTCTACCTTCTCTTTTTGGTGGTGCAGCAGAGGCGGGATCTAAAACTGCTGCCGAGTACTCTATGAGTAGGGCGCAAGCTTTACAGAGATTACAGACGCCTTGGAAGATGTTTTCTATCTGGTGGAAAACTATTTTCGGTAAGGTAATTCAATCATTCATTGATAATCTTGAAACTGATGAAAGGTTTGTAGATAGAGATCAGAATGGAAACTTCTATAACATTTTGATTAAGAAAGCTGAGCTTGAAGGTAAAATTGGTAATATTGAATTAGAAGCGTCTGAGCAGCTTCCTATCATGTGGCAAGCTAATAAGGACGTTATTCTTCAACTTATGCAGCTTAATAATCCTGCTATTCTTCAAGCTCTTACTTCGCCTGAGAATCTCTCTCTCATCTCAAATGCCATAGGCATACCTGAGTTCAAACTTCCGGGTGAGGATGATAGGAATAAGCAATATGAAGAGATTAAATTGCTTGCTAACTCTTCTCCTATTGAACTTCCTGGGATGGAAGAACCATCAGTTCCAATTGATCCACTAATTGATAATCATATGGTTCATGCAGAAATTTGTCGTTCTTATCTAGTTTCAGACGTGGGAAGACAGTTAAAGATTGATAATGAAGAGGGATATAGGAATATTCTTCTTCATTTAGAACGGCATGTGCAGGCTGCTACTGCTCAAACTGCACCGGGGCCGCAACCAGCAGTACAAGGTGAAGTACAATGAATGATGATAAAGAAATTGAAATTGTTGAAGAACAACCTGATACTTTGAATATTCTAGATCAGGATGATGATACTAAGGAAGAGATTGAAGAAAAGGAACCAGAGACTGAGGAAAAGGAAGAAGAAGTTGAGGAACCAGAAAAAGAGGAAGAGGAAGAACCAGAGAAAGAAGAAGAAGAACCAGAAAGACTTGATCTGGTAGCACCAGTTAGAAAGAAAGAAATCCTTGCTAAGTATCCTACTATCTTTAAGGACTTTCCTTACCTAGAGGTTGCTTATTTCCGTGATAGACAGTTCTCTGAGATCTTCCCGACTGTAGATGATGCTAAAGAAGCTCAGGAGAAGGCTGATACTCTTGATCATTATACTAGTGAGGTTTCATCTGGAAATATTGAGGGAATTCTCTCTACGATCAAACAGGGAGATCAGGAATCTTTTAATAGACTAGTTGATAGTTATCTCGTTACTTTACAGAAGGTTGATCAGGTTGCTTATTCTCATCTAATGGGTAATCTATTCAAGAATACTGTAGCTTCAATGGTTAGTAGAGCTAATGAATCAAATAATGAAAATCTTCTAGGAGCAGCTAATATTCTCCACCAATTCATTTTTGGTCATTCTAGTTATTCACCGCCGCAGAATCTTTCTAAGGGAAAGGAAAAGGATCAGGGTCTTGAGAATGAAAAGAGGGCCTTAGTCCAGCAAAGATTTGAGATGGTTCGGGATGATCTTGTTACTAAAACTGGTAATGCACTCAGAGCAACCATCTCTACAAACATTGATCCTAAAGGTCAGATGTCAGATTATGTGAGAAAAAAGTCAATTGATGATGCCTTGACTCTAACCGAGTCAATGATGTCACAAGATGCAAGTTTCAGGAAGATTCTTGACAGAGCTTGGGATGCTGCTTTCAAATCTGGATTTTCTCGTGCTTCAATCGAGGCTATTAGAACTACTATTATTTCTAAAGCAAGAACTATTCTTCCTGAAACTATCAGGCGCACTAGATCGGAGGCTTTGCGCGGCCTTGTTCGTAGGAAGGAAGAAACTGATAAAAAAGGTCCAATTCCGATGGGCCGGACATCTAGCCCAACTAAGTCAAAGGATGTTCCGAAAGGAATGTCTACACTTGAATTTCTAAATAGGGAGTAAAACGTGGCTGTAAATGAGGCACAGGTAGCAGGGTTGGAACTCGAAAGGGTTATTACTAAACTTCGAGTTCTCTTTGAGAGAGATGATAAGTTCTATTCTTCTATTGAGAAGAGGAATGTTGAGAAGATTTCTAATAGACAGATGAGAATTCCACTTGAACTCCGTCCAGGTGGAGCTTTCCAATACTTTAATGCTGATGGTGGTGATCTCGGTCGTGGAGGTGGTCCGACTTTCGATAAGGCTACTCTCACTGCCGTTTTTGCCTCTGAGAATATTGAGTATACAAAGCTTGCACAGTGGTCTACTGATGATGCTAGGAAGTCTATTATCAATTCGGTCAGGAGATTGACCGCTACTGCTTTTGATGAACTTCGTCGTCAGCTTGATTCTCAGATGCAGGGTTCTGGTAATGGTGTTATTGGAACTGTGACAACTGATACTCCTGCTGGTGGTGAGAATGTTATTGATCTGACTACTGATGGATTTGGTGCTAATTTGATGAGATACGGCCAGACCGTCCAGATCTTCGATACTACTCTGGCTACAAATCGTGGTAAGGGTTCTATTAGCTTCTGGGATAAAGAGAATAAGGTAATTCATATCTCTCCGCAGGTTGCAGGTGTGGTTGCTGGAGATAAAATCGTAGTTGATGGTATCTCTGATCCTACTGCTCTGCCGGGATTCTTTGGAGTTCCCTATCATCATTCTAATGCTTCTACTGGAACATGGCTTGGTTTCTCTAGAGCTACTACTCCTGAAGTTCGTGCTTCTCGTGTTAATGGTAATAGTTCTGCTCTTACTCTCCCACTTCCTCGAATTGCTATCAATAAGATTGGCAATCGAGTAGGTGAGGATGAGAACTTTAAACCTGAAGCATGGTTGCACCCCGCACAGGCTCAGGCATATGAGGATATTGGTCAGCAGGTTACTATTATTCAGAAGATGGCTAAGGATGAAGGTTTGAATATGTACTTTGGTGATAATATGCAGCTTGCTGGTGCTCCAGTTAAGAGGCATTATCAGTGGGATAAGACTAGAATTGACTTTGTTGTTAGATCAGTATGGGGTCGTGGGGAGATTCTTCCTCTTGGATTCTATACTACTACTGATGGCAGAAAGATTTTCGAGATTCGCGGTGCTTCTGGTGGTGTCGCTACGGCTGATATTTTCTATCTGTCAGTAGGAATGCAGACGTTTGTTGGTAATCCTGCTGCTCTTTCCTACATTGATACACTTTCTGTTCCTGATGGATATTAAGGAGGAAGAAAATGAGTGACCTTCTTCATCAGAACCTTTCTACGGTTCAGAGTGATAAGCAACCTTCTCCTCCAACTCTTGCTTCTGCTGCGACTATTGCTCCTACTAATCGTTTCACTTTTATCTCAGGAACTGTTCAACTTGAAACAATTACTGCACCTGTTACTGGTTATCACGAATTGGTACTTTGCTTCACTAATGCGGCACCGGGTCTCTTTCTGACAACTGGTAATCTTAAAACTGCTTATCAGCCTATTCAGAATCGCCCGGTCGTTCTTTGCTACGTGAAAGAAGAAAACAAGTACTACGTGATGACTGTTGCTTAGTTCTAGTTTCTGAGAAAAAGGAGGGCCGCGCATTCCCTTAAAACGCGGAGCATTATGGAATCTATCAGTATTCTGAATGATCGTCTCTTAAATGATTTTGGAAGGGAAGATAATGGTCTTCCTCGTTGGAGAATTGTTTTCTCTGATGATCAGTATGAGAAGCGTCAAGTAACTCATACTCCTGAAGGATTTGAACTTATTAATCCTTTGGTTCAGCTCAAGCCTAAATATAGGCAGTGGATTCAGGGAAAGTATATTCTCGAACGTCTTCTTTGGATTCCTCAAGGACTAGTTAGTACTGATCTAGTAGATTCTTATTCGTATGAACCAGTATGGACTTTTGAAGATTCTAAGGGAAATCCTTTACCTCCAAGATGGGATGTAATAACTATTATTATTAACTCGATTCTACAGTTCTCAGCTAATAAGACTGGTATTGAATATACTAGACTTGGAGAGAATAAGAGGCCAAGGTATAATGATGGCCCTAAGAATCAAGAGGAAGAATTAGAGGAAAGGAAAGCTCGAATTTCTGCTCTGCAAGAGGAACTCTTCGGTAATGAAACAGAGGTTGGTGATGCTCTTGCTTATAAAGAGGGCGTTACTGTTCCTGGTCTTTCAGACCTTGAAACTAAAGATTCAGGAGTTAAAGAATAATGGCAGTAAAGTTTAGAAAGCCTGCTCGCTCTACGCCTAATCCTTATGATAGATTTACTATTGTTTCTATTTATCCTAGAGAAATTAAGGAGAGTAAACCAACTATTGATCCAGGATTCTTTCACATTCCACCAGGTTCCTATGATAATCCTTCAACTCTAATCGTAGGAACTTCATGCTACTGGAAAGAAATTGATCCTGAGCAACCACTTCTCGAAATTCCAGTTCCTGCCGTTCAGGTTGCAGATTCTATTGTTAAAGATTTTTGTAATGGTATTTTTGGTTGTGACATGAATGTTTCAATGCCAGGTCTTTTCTATGTTCCGGGAGAACTAGGAATTTCTGAGATTAGGCATAAGTATTCTCATCTTCTTGATAAGGCTAGAGTCAAGCAAACTAGTTTCTTTAACACTCTGGTAAAACTAGCCGATGTAATGTGGGCTAGAACTAATGGAAATCCACTTTCAATTTCTGATGATGCTAGGCACGCGGCGCGAGAATTAGGAATTGAAAGAGTCTGGATGGAATCCTTTAAGACTCTTACTCTTGATAAGTGTCCTGCCTGTGGATCATTGAGAGATTCACAATTCCCAGTTTGTCCTAACTGTAAGACTGTTATTGATCCTGAAAAGTATAAGGAACTTGGACTTCAGGTAGCAGTATGACTGCGGGAAATGTAATGGATTCGGCGGCCGCACTTCTTAATGATGTTGCGCTGTCGGTCTTTACCTATGCTGCACAGATCCCTTATCTAAATATTGCTCTAAATGAACTTGCTGAGGAATTAGAAGCTCATAATGTTGAATCTACTAATCAAACTTCTACTTCTATTGTTGTTACTGCTGGTGTTACAGGAATTGGTGGAGTAGGGCAACCTGCATTACCAACTGGACTTGTTCAAATTCAAAAACTTTGGGAAAGAACTAATGGAACAACTGTACCATATCAACCAATGGTTAAGAAAGAATTTCTTCCTTCCTTCCAAGATCAAACTACTTCTCTAATCTACTGGATCTATCAGGATCAGCTTATCAAGTTCATTGGAGCAACTTCTGATCGTCAAGTTAGAATAGACTATATTAGGAAGATTATTACTGATATTACTGCTGCGGCTAATACTATTGGAATCATCAATGCTAGAACTTTTCTTACCTATAGAACGGCTGCTCTCTGCTCTCAGTTCATTGGAGAGAATAAAGAAAGGGCAGATGAATTGAACTCATTTGCTGGATCTGCTATTGATAGATTGTTAAGTACTGAAGTTAAGAGTAAGCAATCTATTTCAACTCGTAGAAAACCATTCATGGCTGCTTACAAGCTCCGTTCTGGAGTTTAACTCCGATCTCGTGAGAGGTTGGAACGGGAGTAAAAAATGTCTGCAACATCACTTTGGGGTCAATTGAAGACTGCTGCGGCGGCGGGTGTT